ACATACGATAACCGTTCCTTTACCCGCCTTCTCTGCGAGTAGCTTTCCGCAGTCTGAACAACGGAGTTCTTTGTCCTCGTTCACCAGACTCCTTCTCCTGCGACATTCGTCTGCGCATGAACCGCTAGGCCGAGAGCCATGACGCAGTCATCGTGTAACCCGCTGGGCGCAGAGTATCTTACGCCAGTGCGGGTGTATTCATAAGAGAACGCATCCAGTTCGGAGACTATTGCACCATCGGGGTAGTAGATGGCTTGCGTCTGAATAGCAAGCGAAAGGCCTTCCATTAGCTTTTGCTTAGACGATGACGAGAAATTAAAGCCCGTGACGTTGGGTAACTCCCGTTGAAGTTTCTCCACGATGGGGTCGCCGACTCCCGTCGAGTCTACAAGGGCGGGAGTATAGCCAATATGATTACTCAGTCGTCGGCACGTTTCTTCCCACGGAGCTTGAAAACGGTCAAACACTGAGACTCTGCCCTCATTATCCAGCCCGATTACAACCGTGTAATCGACACTCTTGGCGAGGTCGATTCCAAAAACCGCTGGGGGGCGCGGAGATAAGGGTGCGACACAGTCGAGAATCGCTTGCTGACCGAAAGGATTTCCCCCGTCATCGGATGGTTCTGCGAGATATAATTCCTTGAATACTCGTTCGGGTAGCATTGACTTGGCGTTCTCAATTTCGCTTACCTCGATAACGCCCGCATCCGCGGCGTCATAAGCGGTGAGTTTTGCATAGTGCCAGTCCCGCTCTCCTATCTCTGCTCTTCTTGCGAGAATATAGGCCCAGTTTTTACGGCCTTTCACGTTACCGATTATCCGCAGGGAGCCACGGGTTGCTGTCATAGTCGAACGAACTGCGTGCCAAGATTCTTCCCGCAGTCGGGTCGCCTCATCTATGACACAAGAATAGACATCCTCCCCATAGAGGTTGTCTGGTTTCTCTCCGCTCTTAAACGAGACCATTGCGCCGTTGACCAAGCGAATAGTTAACTCCGATTCATTCGCTTGATATAGGTCCTGTGATAGCCCTCTACGGAGACGTCTGAACGCGATGCGTGCCTGTGGATAGACGGGCGCAATCCACCAGAACGATTGTCCTGCCTTACCTCGGATGGCTTGCTCGATTATCCAGCTAAGGCAAGCGACGGTTTTACCGCTCTTTGTAGCGCCCTCAATTACTGCGTACCTCTTCGGACTGAATATCGCCTTTTCCTGCTTCGAGTACAGTTTCGGTCGCTGGTATCGGATTGTTGTCGTTGTCATTGGCGTTCTCTATAACGAAGGTCACTGGAGTGTCATTAACATTAAACGAGTTCTGTTGAATCTGAATCAGAGACTTGTCAGGAATAACCCCGTGAATCTGATTAATCTTGTCCATTATTTTCAGCACGATACCTGTTGCTTCTGCGTCTCGATTCAGAGCGGGGTTATACCAGCGCAACAGCAACTGGTTATATCTCTCCATCTGCATCGCCCTAATCTGGTCGGCGTGTCCAACGTGTTCTTTTGCGAGGTCACCAAGGGCGCGATATACGTCCTTCTGTATTTGCGCGATAGACAAGCCCTCCTGCTCCGCTATCTGCCGCACTGTTGCGCCAGCTACTTTCGCCTGTAATACTCGATTACGACGCTGTACGCGTTCGAGTTCTTTCCCGTTCTGTCTGGCCATTATCCGTAACTCAATCTTGCAGGTATTTCAAACGTCACTCTCGGCTCTGGTATTGCTGTTGTAACCAGCGGTAGGAATCGGTCGATAAAGACGCCGATGTAATCCATAACTTCAAGACCAATAGACTCGCCCGCGCAAACCGTACATTCCGTGGCCCAGATATAACCCTCAAAGGCTCCTTCTATCGCATCGCACTCCCAGTCGGAACCCTTTATTTCTAAGGCGACAACAAACGAGTTATGAATAGGACAGTGCGGGGACGTTACGGTTATCCGCTTTGATTTCTTTTTGCTCATTTGGTAGCCATCCATCCACGGAAGTTTCCCCATGCCCAGATAGTCTCGACAAAACGAAAGCCAGCATCCTTTAGCATCTGCTCATTAGCAGAAGCTGAAAACGGCACAAGAACGCCCTCAAGGGATAACCGCTTCCTCTCGATATCTGCCTCTGAATAACCATGTTCTGCCTTCATTTCATAATAGGCACTCGTATACCTCTCATCTGAAAGTAAATTGCCCCCCGTTATTTTCTCGACTAAAAAGAATGTACCCGCCCCGTGTAGGGCTTCATAGATATGGGTCAACAGTCTAGGACGATGCTCTGTTGGTACGAACATCAGGGTCAGTATACTGGTGACAATCGAAACGGAGTCCAGAGGGATTTCTGTACGCTGTAATCCGTCCCTTAAATCATGGCTCAAAATATGAGTATTAGCCCAGCCGCCTTCATCGAATCGTCTCCGAGATGCCTCGACCATCGGCGGGCTTATTTCGAGGCCGTATATCTCCAGAGGGACTTTCGTATTGAAATCATTCCTGCGCACAATTCTTTCAATAGTTTCGCCCCGTGATGAACCTATATCTACTATGACACAGGGTTCTGAATCTCCGTGTTCCATAAGAACCTGAGAGATTAAACGGTTTGTTATATCTCGCATTCCCTCATAGTTGGGAATCGAACGTCCCAGCATATCGTCAAAGACCCGCGTCACCTCCTCGTCAAACGCCCATGTTTCGGGCGCATAGCCCGTATCTGTTTCAACCATCTAGAACCTCCCTTGCTATCGTGCTGGCAATCTCTCGCATCATTAAGGGCGGGACGCTCCTGCCGAGACGCTCCCACTGTTGTTGAAAAGTTCCCGTCAGTTTGAAATCATCGGGGAAAGACTGTATTAATTTCAACTCCTCTATGGTGTACTTCCTAAACTCCACTGGATGTACGACAGCCGCGGCGCCCAGATTACCCCCCTCTGCGGTAATCGTCGGAGATGGCTTATCCAGATGGGGACGCGTCAAGTTGTAATAGCGTTCAGACTTCTGACCCTGCTTTAACTTATTCCATTCTTTTGCGATTGCGTACTCATGGAAATTAACCTCTAACATTCCCACCCCGCCCATCTGCGCCGTCTCTGTAATTGTCGCCCCGCTTGCGACCACTGTCGGCGGGGTCTTTTCGGAGTTGCGCCACATTCCTTTTCTCACCATCACCTTGTTCGCGTAAGGCAAAACATCTTTTAGCGCATAGCAGTACTTGAAGGGCTTTGGGAATACAGGCTCTTTGTTGAGGTCTTTTCTTACACCTTGAAAGAAAATCCTCTCACGGGATTGTGGGACGCCCAGCCACTGTGCATTCAGCAACGCCGATGAGACGTTATAGCCGCACGATTCTAACGCCCTGAATATCTCCTTGAAATATCCTTTTGCCCTACCCCGAATGAGGCCGCTGACATTCTCTGCGATAAAGACCTTCGGCTGGATATCTCTTACCAGCCTCGCGAACTCTAGGAAAAGGTCATCAACCCTCTGCTGTGTATCCGAGTATTTCACGACGTCCCCCCATCTCTTATCGCGCTTGCCGCTCATAGAGAACGAGGCGCACGGGGGAGAACCTTCAAGCAGGTCGATACTGCCCGCCTCAACGCCGATAGCGTGCAGTATGTCCTCACCGCTAACTTGTCTTATATCCCTCTCATCCAGTGGGGTATTTGGATGATTGAGCCGATAGACTTCTGCCGCCATTGGAATAAACTCAGACGCCCAGCGGATTCGGAAGCCCGCCATCTTCATACCAAGACAAGAGCCGCCCGCCCCGCTGAAAGTCGAGACGGCATTTAATCGGGGTTCTACCGCGTTAATCTCTGACATGGTCGGCACTACATAATCAGGCTTCAACGAGTCCCCTCCTTACAATCGCGTTATACGCAGAGACGGGAGACTTACTCGCAGGGGCAAAGCGGGCTTTCATCGCGCCGCCAACAGCGTCGGCAATACCTGAATCGCCGAGCTGTAAGTTGAGATGATTCTTCAGGCGCAGAGAATCGAGTTCAGGGAACGCCGCTCGAATAGGCTCCTTCTGCCGTGGCTTATTTACCTCATCCCAAGTGCTATTGCTAAACAACTCAAAGATGGCAGGCGACCAGAATGGGGCGCAGAGTGATATGCCTGATTCCTTACAGGCTGTAGGCAATATCTGCTGTTGTCGTTTCGGCTTACCGTGGAAGTAACCGTGACGGAATTTCTGGAACGCCTCTATGGAATGGCGCGAGTGAATCATTCCCGTTTTCGATAAACAGAAATGCCCGTCTGCCCACATACCAGTCATCAAGTCAGTCGCCCCCGCTTTACCAATCTCGTTAATCATGTATATGAAAGGATACATACATTCGATATCAGCCTTCCTGCGCAGTCTATATCGGCGCATATTATCCAGCACAGAGTTAACAATAAACTCCTCATCAGTCGGCACAAATACGGGAACAAACTTTAAGCCGAAATGCTGGGCTAAATTCATTGCCGCTATGAAGTCTGACGATTCTCTATCATCCAGAGTGAACGATGTAATAATCGGCTCGGCGTCAGTCTCCATGACTGCCACCGCAAGAGCCGAGGAATCAACGCCGCCAGAGGTCGCTATATATACTTCCCTCTCCTCCTGTGGATGCGTCCCGTATAGCTCCAGCAAGGGGGTCACAATCGCATCCCTCAGTCCCCATCTATCCCCATTCATAGTTGCACTTAGGACATCTGTACTGCGTCTCAATCTCGTCATCGAACGTATCGAACCCATCAGGGGGTTCTGGTATCTCCTGTCGGTCAATAATCGCATTTAATAAATCGCTTACATCTTCCGAGAAATCAATACCTTTAATGAGGTTCTCCAGCATATCGCTATTCGCTTCTGCCATCGTTGCAATCGGGTCGAGTGTCGCAAGCAGACGGTCTGCCTCATCCTCGTCAAGGTCGACTATCAGCACGGGGATTTCAGCATCGCTTGCAACGTCTGTTCTGAGATGGCCGTCAATTAGCATTAATCCCGCGTCAGTTTCCCGTGCTATTGCCGCATCAGCAAATCCAATATCTGCGAGAATCGAGCGGAGGGCATTCTCCTGAGTGGCTGGGTGCAGTCGCCAGTTCTTGGGATTGGGCATTAACTCTGATGCTTTAACGCGTCGCAGTTCCTGTATTCTGTCGCGTATCTTCACGTTCCCTCCCTTTATGTTTACTGTCTAACTCTCTTGTTCAACCGTCACGATAAACCCGCTCTGCGCCCGCGTTGCGACCTTTTCGCTGGTCATCGTATACGAGACTATGAACTTCGGAGAATCGTCCTCTATGATGCCACAATCTATAAAGGCATCTATAGCTGGCGCCATGCTTGATGCGAGACCATCGAAATCCATCGGAACATTCGACCAGTTGTGATGTACATGAATGCTGGCAGATTCCCATAATGGTATGTCAGTAATCCCGACAAGTCTCTGGGGATTATCATCGCCCGTTAGTTCTCGGAGAATAAGAAACAACGCGTCCTCTCTCATTTCCCTAGTGGCACGCCTCTGTATTTTCCAGTGATTACGTCGTCTCCCGTTCTTTGTAAGTGAAGGATGTACTCTCGCAAACTCGATTGAAATGCTATTCATGTCGGTATGGTAGCACGGCAATATCTCAACTTATCTTTTCTTACTCTTAGACGACTCCCCCCCTAAGGGGGAGGAGTCTATCTTATATACGGCAACATCTAAAACTGGTCTTCGGAGGCGGGTTTGAGTGCTTTTTCCTAGAAAATAGCAGAAACTCATATATCCTAGTCGTCAAAAACCCTTTACACATAGTCAAAACCCTTTATGCTTTACACGTCGACTAAATAAACGACAACAAAACCCAAGGGACGACCGACTTCAGAGAGGCGAGCCCGACTCAGTAAAACAACCGCGTCACGAACGCAGAGCTGGAAACCAGAATTGAAGAGTACAGCCGAGCAAGTAGAGTACAGGGGCGATAACGGTAAAGGGGGCTGAGTTAAACGAGCGGGATGACCGCTCATCTATATATAAGTATTGAAATCCGTTGCTGGGCGACCACTAACACTGATTCGGATGGCAAGCATGGCTCCAAACCAGAAACGCAAGAGTTCTGTGAGAGGACGGCTCGCTAGTTCCCCGCAACGGATAACCGCTAAGTTGGCAACTGACGGTCTGAAGATAAAGCCAAGAAAAAAGGAGAACGAGATGAACAACAATTACTGCTCGATAGATGACTGCGACAACAGAGAATTACCCCTTCACTGGAGCGAGTTCAAACTGGTCGACATTAACGGGGCGGGCGACGAAGTTATCTGCAACGACTGCATCGAAGAATTAGAAAATTAGGAGTTAGGCCCAAAGCGGCTAGGGGTTCGCCCTTAGCGTCTCAATAACGCGATTGTTTGGGCAATCGTATAAATAAGCCTTTAGGAGGGCAGGAAAATGGGAACAGTATTTAACGCAGAGCGAACGTTCGGATTTGAAATCGAGATTAACACTCGAATAAGCGCCAGCCAACTGGTCGCCTTCATCAACACCGAGTTCACCACCAGAGGAATTAACGCAAGCATTTTTGACGCTGGCTACACGCACGAAACTCACCGTAACTGGAAAGTGGTTCCCGACGGCTCGGTCGACGGGTGGGAAGTAGTTTCCCCAATCCTTAAAGGACTCGACGCACGGAAAGAACTTGAAGCCGTCTGCGCTGGGCTGAAAAACGCTGGTTGCAGGGTCTCCCGACAGACAGGGGTTCACGTTCACCACGACGTCGCCGACCTAACGCCCAAGCAGATAGGAATGGCATTCGGAACATACGCCGCCTTCCAGACTCTAATAGATATGAGCGTTGCACCAAGTCGCAGGGGAAACCGAACCTACACCAACTCAGTTCCCCAGACAGTTACCGATTACGGTCGCGACAAGTGGGATGACGTAACGACCCGAACCGAAGCCATCGCAAAGTTAGACCGCACGAAAGGTTCAAGCCGCTACTCAGCGATGAACCACTGCTCGTTTAATCCGCGGACTTTCCAGTACCACGGGACAGTCGAATTTCGCCAGATGCAGGGTTCCATGAACGCTACCAAAATCTGGAGCTGGATGATGGTTACCCAGTCGATTATCGAGAGAACGGTTCAGGGGCCTGCAAAATTCCCTAAGTCTCTCACCATCGAAATGGCAGAAGGGAAAGCCCATCGCAAAGGCGACTTCAACCGCTTCAAGGCTTTTATCGGCGTCCTTCCAAAACGAAACGGCTACAACACCGTTACCACTCGCCCATACTGCGAGGCTTTCCGAGTTTTCTATAAAAGCATCAAGAGGTTCAGCCTACAAGCGGGAATCGCTCCCGAAAATGTAAGCCGCAACCGATAGTCGAAACGCTCCTCAGGAGGGGGAGCGTCTGCGGGAACTGCCCATCCCGTACTGATGAGATAGGGCGAAAAAAAGGAGGCACGATATGTGCGGATTAGCAGGATTGGTTATTGGCAAGAAAGTGCGGAGCGCAGACGACTTGAACGAGATTCGCGAGGAGTTCTCAAGTCTCATGGTAGCAACGCAAATTCGAGGTCACCACGCAACGGGTGCGTTCGTTGTAAACAAGTCGGGAATCAGTTATCACAAAGCCGCTTTATCCGCTGACAAGATGGTCAGAACAGATTCTTGGAAGAAGTTAATGAGTGCGATTACGGCAGAGACAACCGCAGTTGTCGGGCACGTTCGTTACGCCACGCAAGGAGACCCGTCGGAGAACTCGAACAACCACCCGATTTTAAACGGGCCGATTATCGGGGTTCACAACGGAGTCATCACGAATGACTGCGAGATTTGCGATGACTTTCCCTACGATGAAGAAGTTGACAGCGCGGCAATTTTCTCGCTGTTCGCTGGAGTCGCCGACAAGTCTCGTTTATCCACCGCGAAAATATCCGCGGCGCTCCCTTATCTGGACGGGTCTTTTGCAGTTATCGCGGCAGACAATCGCAGACGGGATTCCATATTCGTAATGAGAGACGCGACCAACCCTCTGGTTCACTATAAAGATACCGAGAGAAAACTGCTCTGGCTGTCTTCCACTGGTGAGATTATGAGAGACGGTTTAAGCAATCGGGGAATCGTTACAACGATGCTCCCAGCCTACTCTGTCGCGAGACTCTCCAAGGCCCACGCTGGAAAGGCTCCCGTTAAAGTCTCAAAGTGGCACGAACCAATCGAGTTCATAGAGATTGACGACTCGCCCCAAAAGGCGGGCGAGTTCTCAACCGCTGGACTCTGGGACGACGTATTCAGCTTGAGTGACGAGGAATTTGACGCAGAGTTCAATACGGAGAGATAACTTCTGGATGGGGGGCGAGTACCCCGCTCCCCATCTTACAACCCTAATTGCTCGATAAGGAGGGCAAGATGAGTTTATTAAATACCATAGAACAGATTCAGGAAAGAACTGATGGATTGCAGAGAGCAATAAATGAATTGCTTTCAGTTACTAGAGAATTATCTCCCAAGCAGATGGTGTGTTTGCCATTAAATAACAGAGGACTTGAAACGAGTCTTCAAGAGATTCGCACTGTGGAGATAAGAATACTTAATGCGAGAAATGCCGCGCATACAGTAAGGAGATGCGTCAACACTGATGGAACATATGTAGTAAGGGGTTAGGCTTAGAGCGGTAGGGGGAAGAAATTCCCCCTGCGTCCCACTTCCCGCGGCTGTCTAAGCAGTCGCAAATTTCTAACTTCCGTATTCCCTTAAAAGGGGGGTGGAAACTTCCCTCTGTGTCCTGAGCATGACAAGTAAAAAGTGAGGGAGTCCCGGTACTGGCTAAAAGCCAGAAAAAGGGTTAATTCCTTCCCCAGTGTCGCGGTCTATTTTAGACATTGGGGACTGCTCATTTATCAAGTCTGGAAACCAAAAAGGAGGTTTATATGCCAGACATTAGAATCGGCGTTGATATCTCTTCAGCGACCTCGGTCGAGGACGCCCTGCAAAGGGCTGGACTCGGCTGGAAAGTCGACAAGCTGGAGACTTATTTCGCCCACGATGAAGAGCAACGATTTAATCTGACCAAGTCAGGGAAATACGTTGCGATAGTTCGCAGAGATACTGGCGAGGAATTTGCCCACCCGACGAACCGCTATGAAGTGGTGCAAAACAGCAACGCATTTAGCTGGGTGGATAACATCGTCAGTGAGGGAGCGACATTCTGGAGAGCGGGTTCGTTTAGAGGTGGCAGAAAAGTTTTCATGCTGGTGACGCTACCAATACCCCTGACACTCGCAGACGGCGACACAATCGCCAGAGCGATGATTATCTCCACGTCGCACGATACTTCACAGGGAATACGGGCAAACTGGCTACCGTTTAGATTTGCCTGTGCGAATGTAATTGCCGCGAGTCTCTTACAAGCCCCGATGGTCTTCCGTCATACCGCTTCATTAAGGAGCGGAGTTTCAGCAGAGTCAGCGCGTGAAATCTTTTACAACGCTGAACTGTTCTATGACGAATACTACAAACGGGCGAATGCTCTCGCAAGCGCGCCGTTTTCCGACAATGAGATGGAATTACTTATAGAATCCCTTTTCAACGCTCCTCGGCGCACTGAGACCCGTATACGGCGCTCCAACGATTATCTATATGAACGCGTTCTCCAGAACTTCAGGAACGGGCGCGAGACATACGGGTCGTCAAGATGGGATGCCTATAACGCGGTCTGCGAGTATCTCGACTACCAGAGACCTATCGGAAACTCCCTTGAGACAGCGGAGAGCACTGATACTGCTATCGAAAATGAAAGGCAGTACAACTCGATTCTCTCAACCAATAGATTCGGGGGCAACAGGATTCGCACCGAAGCCCTGACGATTCTCACCGAAGATGCCGACGCTGGCTATCTGCCAGTGGGAGGTGCCTGATGGGTAATCAACTGGGAACAATGGTCTGGTGCCAGACCTGCACGACAGTCGTATGGGCACTAGACACAGCTATGGGTGACTTGAGAGGCGCATTCAATATGCTCAAGTTGCCCTGTCGCCTATGTGCGGCAGAAGGCAACTATGACGGCTTCAATGTTAGTGCCACCCACATGGAAAGACTCGGCACCTACGATGTCTGGTCAACGATGCGTGCCCTTGCAGAATGCGAGGAAGTCGAGTGGAATCCGAGTACAGACAATACTTGGTTTGACAGTCAGACCAGTCGGGCTATCAGGGCCGTCAGAACAATCGTTCAGATAAACGGCGGGAGGCTCTAATGGATTTTGAGATTGCACAGCGGATTCAAAGCCTTGCTGACTCGGAGTTAATCGAGTCTCTTGTAGAGGCAAAGAGTACGCTCAAGACCGCACAAGATACCGTCGGCTATATTGAAATGTTAATTATTCAGCGTATGGAGGAACGCGGAGCAAGTCGAATGCGCGGGGCTTTTCACGATGTTGAGGGCGGCGCCAAAACAGCCGACTGGGATTACTCGAAACTGGCTCAACTGCGGGAGTTTTATTCAGCAGAGGAGCTGGAGGGTATTTATACCCCAGCCCATGAGAAAACTGTTAACGTCAAGGAGAAATGGGACATGGGTAAAGGCAGACGGTTACGCAAAGACGGCGACGAAATTGTGCAGATAATCGAGGATGCCCGTATCCTAGGCAGAATGACATTATCTATAAAGGATAAAAAGGAGGTAAGTGAATGGTGAAATTGAAAGGCAACCCGTCTGGGATTGTCTGGAGGACAGGAAGGGAGACCGCTGAAAAGCTAGGAATCAGCACGATGCGAGTCTCCCAACTTGCCCGCAGTGGTCGTTTCGGTCCTAACGCCTACAAGAAGTTCTCGGCAGAACTAAACTACAACGGCGTATGGATGATTCCGTTTCCTAACGAGTACAGAAAAAAACGGGTCGGACGGCCTAGCAAAGCCAATGCACATTTTATAGAGTTATAAATCCACACCTAAAAAAAGGAGGGTAAAGTGGAGACAAGAGTACAGGCGCCTATGAGCGTCATTTCGATAGAGGAACCGAACAGCCGTATGTTTAAGGTTGAGGCGCAGGTTGATTTTATTTCCAACCAGTATGCGACGCGCAATATAACGGTTCCGAAAATGCTGGTCGTTGATGGTAAGACTCTCGAAGAAGGCGAAAATTATCTCTGTATTTTCGAGAGGGGTAACCTCAAGCAGAATAAGGACGGCGACAAGACTTGGGATTACTTCTGGGATGTTGCAGAGTTCGATATAAAGGAGAGCGACGGCGACCCGATGGATTTACCTTGGGGCGACTCGCCATCTTATGCAGATAAGGACTTGGCGCAAGCACCCGCCTCAAAGCCCGTATTTGACGCGACAGCAGGACAGCGAATGACTCAGCACGGGCTGAACGTTCGCACCGCTTTAATGCAAGCAGTCGGGATGCACACAGTGGACGGCAATCATACAGCGACCAACGCGGATACATTTGAACTGGCAGACGAGATTCTCGCCTATCTTACCTCCCGCGTATTCACCGACTCCCCTCTGGCTACGAAAGCCGTCAACGAGGGAGCCGTGGTGAAGGAAGTTATAGACAAGCCGAAACTCGACAGCAACTGGATTATTCCAGAGCGGATTATCAACGGGGTTGAGTTTAAGAAAGCCGCCCAGCAGAACGGGCTTGAGATGCACTGGATTATGGATAAGTTCAAGATAATGAATCTTGCCAAGTCGAGTGATTATGTCAGCGAGGAGAGGGGTTCATATATGGACCTTTTCAAGTTGATTCTCAACGCCGCGCAAAACGACGGAGTTGGCATCGCGTCAGCCGAGGAGATATAGATGGAGGCATCGCTTTACTGCGGTGCTGACGGTTGTACTCTCCACGATTATTCCGTTGCTCCCGCCTTCTGTGAATTTGCATTTCAGAACAATCGCGTTCTGAAAGTTCGCGAGGATGAGGAGCGACGGTTTAACCGTCTCGTTGAAAGGCTTGTTCCCGCAATTGCCAAATCGCTCGGAGACGCTGTCTTTGATGCGGTGGAATCTAACTACACAGGGGAAAGGCCTTACGTCGCAAATAGAGGAGGAGAGACGCCTTCAATATCGCCCAAGAAACCAATACAGGGAGGTATTTCGATTTGACGCAAGAATTTACTCCCGATGCGCTACCTTCGCCACCGACGGTAGACCGTATCGGTGAAATCTACACACTTCGGTGGCTGGATAGATTCGTTCAGATGACCGTTGAGCGATTCGACACAGACCGCCATCAAAATGTCTCTGCCGAGATAACTGTCAGGGTTCTAAATTCTCCCGAAGGAGAGGGACACATAACCAGAGGGAGAGCGGGGTTACTCTCGACTTTCCGAACGCTGGTTGATGACGCGACAGATTTCGGCGGGGAACGCAACTCAAAAGATGACTGGCGGGTGATGTTCAAACAGATGGCAAACGCCGTTCTCGAACGTCACCGCATGGGGGAACCTCTCATTAACCTTGCAGAGATGGAACCCGTAGGCCAGAAACCTTACATTCTCACACCATTTATTTATGAGGGAAACCCGACAGTAATTTACGGTCGCGGTGGTGTCGGTAAATCCCTTTTCTGCCTTTATCTTGCGATACTGCTACAGACTGGGCAAGACCAGAATAGGCTGACAGCAAAAAAGTCGAGCGTGATTTATCTCGACTATGAGGCAGACCCAGAGGAGTCGAAACATCGGGCAGACCTTATCTCCCACGGTATCGGGGTAAGTCCCGCCAACGTGGAGATTCATTACAGGCACTGTGACGTTCCCTTGGCGTCAGAGATTGATGTGATTCAGAAATACGCCAATAAGGTTAACGCCGACTGCATCGTAATTGACTCCGCGATTCCCGCTTGCGGTAACGCACTTGACCCAGAGATTGCGGGTAACTTCTTCCGCGCTCTCCGCTCCCTTAATACGTCTGGTAGGAAAATTGCCTCGTTAATCATCGGGCATACCACAAAGGCGCAGGACAACAGCGGAGGCCCGTTCGGTTCAGTACAGTGGAGAAACCAGCCCCGTACAGTCTGGGAATTTAAGGCAAGCCAGCAGATGGAGCAAGATGAGATTGACGTTCAGTTAATCCACCAGAAGGTAAATCTCGGCAAGATACTCGCCCCCATCGGATTTAAGATTCGGTGGGGTCAGGGAGTAGTCGAGTTTGAAAGTCTCGACGCCAGACGGCATCGGGTTTTTGGTACAGACGCTCCCCTTGCTGACAGGATAGAAATTCAGCTTGAAGACCACGGCGCGATGGCGACCGATATTCTGCTGGGACTTCTCAGCGGCGCAACGGAGAATGACGTCATGGAGGCTCTGGTAAGAGACTCCCGTTTTGTTATGACAAATGAAGATTCTGAAATATGGGATTTAAGTGCAATATGATTTACAGACTATGGTGTTCACGACATCGAGACTTTCACGAAATTGAACAGAGCCAGCACCCGACTCTGGTCAAGATTCTAAAGGAGAATAATTCAGGGTGTGACGGGAGGTATTATTACTGGACAGGTGACGATAATAAAATACTGGAAACCCCCGTTGTCAGTGCCTTTCAAATAAGGAGGAATTATGATGCAGATTAACCTAACGATTGCTGAGGGCAAAGAGGTGATTGACCTAATAAAGAATCGATGCCTTCCAGATGCCAGAGAGCGTTCTCAGGGACTTCTCAAGAACTTAGAGTCTCAGGTTTATTATGCAGAGGAAGGAGGTAAGCCCGATGAGATACCCGCTGAAGAATAACAGGGGAGATTATGTAGGGCATTTCGAGACGTCCACGGGGGTGGTCTACAAGCGCCTCTATGAGAATCCGCATATGTTAAAAATACCGAAGGCGTGGTGTTATGACCGCTCTATTATTGACGATATCAAACAGGTGGTGGACTCCATTACGGGAATGACCATGAACCACCTTACGTTCGTCATAGAGGCGCAAGACACGGGAAAGATATACAAACTCCCGTGGTCAACGTTCAACAGCAAATGCTGGGAGCTTGACAGGAGTCATGGCAAGCAATTAGCGGTGGCGTTACATGAATGGAAACGGGAGGATTCCAACAGTCAGCAACTCAGCTTATTTAGCTGAGACGTAAAGGGGTGGCACTTCGGTGTCGCCCCTCTTTTTTTTTGCCCAAAAAAGGACGAAGGCGTCAGGGGACAAAAAGGAGGGCAAACCCTAACGCCTTCAATTAATCATTATCTGATGTTATGACATCCTTTGCTAGAGCAATAATTCCCGCCCCAGCAACTCCAGCTATCTCAACCATATCTTGAAACATCGCAATTATCGCAATAGTTCCGAGAATAAATATTGATGAGAGAACTTGAGGGCGAAAACTAATTGACTCCCACCATTTCTTAGGCATCAGTACCTCGGCTTTTTCGGTTTAGGTTTTTTAGGCATAATCTGCTCCTATTACCTGATAAATATCGGCTCCTCTTGGACGCCGTCATTGACCGTATTCGCGTCAACGCTCGAATTAATAACCAAGTCCGCGCTGTCGATATCCCCATCATCGCCGACTCGCAAGCCGTCAAAAGTCAGAGTTCCTATCTCGAAATAATCCGCGTCAAACGCTCCCGTCCATGCGTTCACGTTATCCAGAATTAATTTCGATATCATGGTGTCGCCTCCAGTTGTGGTCTGCCTGATGATAATCCTGTCAACGGTCATATCCGAGGCGATATAAGAAACAGCCCCACGGGTGGAACTGATTCGCACATCATTTGTAGAGCTTGCCATTGTCATCTCAAACGTATGCCCAGCGGCGGTTACAGACGAGGTCGCATTAAGTGTATAAATGCTCCCGTTCGCCCAGTCCATTGAAGGGAATTCGCTGTTCTTTATAACGACTTCATCAATGGTTAAAACATCAGAAGTTGAGGTTCCCGTCAGTTGAAAGGCGTTCGTCAGACCGCCTTTTCCAAGGCTGATATTCGTCAGCGAAATCACATCAATTCTTGTTCCCTGTGGAATGTTAATCTGTAGCGTCTGAGAGGCCTCAGCGGGAAACTCCACATCCACTACCGTACTACCCACCATTGACGGGGCTTCATACGATGCGCCCAGCATGGGGAATATCAGTTCTTGGTCTCCGCTCGAAATCAGTACAAAGAGAGACGCGATGAACCCGACAGCTATTGCAGAGAACGACACGACGATAAACTTCCCGCCACCCATGTAAAGCCCGCCGAAAAAAGGAACTCGGAAGTTCCAGAATTTCGGTAGCTTGGCAGTTATATTGGGAATGCCAAAACGAACTGTCGGAGTGCTGAATTTTTTATCCTTCATTCTTCCCACTTAATTTTGATTTTATTTCGTCACTCATTAAACCCACTATGGACGCGGCGGCACTCGTTACAGGTAGGGAGAAAATACTCAGTGCCAGCAGAATTACATCGAGATGCGGCGCAACCTCAGCGGGTTTTGATGTAACTTTCCAGACTATCAAAACTCCGAGCGTTACGAAGGCCAGAAACAGGGGGCCGACCAATACAATTGTCAGAAATTGTGTACCTGTCAGCGTGGTTTTTGTACCCGCCTCCAACTCGACTATTCTTCGGCGAGCCTCTAATATTTCTTGTTCAAGTTCGCTCCTATCATCATTCATACAACTTCCAGAGAATTACACACGCCAGAAATGTCGCAGAAAGCGACAGGGACATTAATAGATATATAAGCGATAGTAAAACCTTTATGCGTCGCTCTATGCGCGTCAGAGACACGTTCAATCGCGTTCTGATGTCTCTGACATCGTTCAATAATGTGAGTCGTTCTGTTGTGTTCATATTTATATTTGCACTTCCTGATATCCGACGAGAGCATGGGTAATAAACTGCGACCCTCCACTGGTCCGCTGTATCGTTACCTTTATTACTTTTGCGTCGGTGGTGGCTATCTCTTTGACATAGAACATCATCTGCTGGGTTCCACCTGCTATCCCTGATTTTGTGTCAACAATCGAGCCGTCGTAATACAGCTTATATGTAAAAACAAATCCACTTGTAACGTCAGTGCCATCAACTGTCCCGATTACAGCCCAAGAATTGTCTGTGGAAGCCGCCGATGCCGAGAGGGTAACCAAGTCATGTTCATCGTCATCGTTAAAGTTTGCTTCACCCGCCGCAAAGTTATCCGCTGTGGCGGTAATCGCGTGGGTATGATTCCCTGCTGCTGCTTGCGTTGAACCAGTTCCCAGAGTTCGCAGGGATGCTGTACCTGCGGCTTGGTCTGAAGCTGTGAGGTCAATTGCAGAAGACCCATCATAATAAAGCAGGTTCGCTCCATTCCTCTGAAGCCTTCCATTGGTGGCAGGGTCTCCGCTTTGGTCTGCAAATGTAACAGTGTTCAGACCGCCGAGCGTTACTGTCGAAAGTGTACTCGCTCCCATACCTGCGGCTCCTGTATGGGCATGAGTCGAGAGAACGCTAAGGTTATCTCTGACTTGTTCGTTCAACGAGCCAGTTCCGTCAGCAAGAACAATCTCACTTGCCGACCATGTTTTTGGTGCTGTCCAAGCCATTAGATAAACCCCTAATGAGTATGATTGCCAGCCGCGGCTTGAGTGGAGCCACTGCCAAGTGTACGGACAGATGCGACACTCGTGGCGGCATCGCTTGTTAACTGTTTCAGTGCTGTGTCGTAATAGACTAACTCGGCTCCGTTTCTCTGCAATACGCCCGCTGAACTGGGATTTCCCGATTGGTCTGTAAATGGAAAATAGTTCTGTGCCGACAGCACAAGAACCGAGAGTGTCGCAGAGCCTTCACCACCCGAACCGCTATGCACGTGCGTCGATAACTCCGAGAAATTATCTTTAATCTGCGCGTTCATAATCGTATTGGTGACCATCGTTGAAAGCCACGTTATCGGTGCTGTCCAAGCCATGCGATTCTCCTAATATGCTGGCACTGTTGAGACGTTTAAGGCGCCAGTATTTAATACCCAAAAGGCCGAATAGCCGCCACTTGCAGGCGATAGTTTCCAAGCAACCTTATGTAGTTTCGTTCCCTGCGAGATATGATGCCGAATCGACTCGATGAAAAAGTCAGCGTTGATTCCGAGGTTCGCATTATTCGTCGCCGTGATTGTTACCCTGTCAGAGATATCACGACCAAGGGCCTCTGCAAGATTCTCCTCTGTCGCATTCGCGTTGAACTCCATCGTTAATATGTTGATAGGGCTTCCGAAAATTGCGTTCTGATAATCGCCCCAGTTCTGAGCCTCGGCAGAACTCGGAAAGAACTCCGTCTTTGCGACATACTTCCTCTCGCCGTAATCAGTCTGGCTCGCCGTGTCGATGGCACGTAACTTTACGGGGTCATTCGACGTAACCGCTGTTCCCCTTGCCTGAATCTTTGTCATGTAAGCAGAAGAACTCGCATGATTATTCGTGAGAGTTATGACCATCCTTTCAGATGTTTTCGCAACGCTCACAGCAATGCTTGCTGTCAGGTTTGTGCCGCTCCCATCGCTTGCGGTATTTCCCAGATAATCAGTTGTTGCCGCTGGAGTTGTCCACGCATTCACTTCAAGTGCGTTATTTGCTGATGACGGGTTCGGATATATTGCCTCGAATGTACGGGCTTGTCCTGCTGTCAAGAGCGGAGAATCTGCTCCCGTCTCTGGATGAGTCCAGAGAACAGCAACCCCTGCTGTCGTATACGTTCTCGCAGAGGACTCAAAATGATTCGTTATCGTCGATAGCGGGTCTTCCTGTGTTAATACTGTATAAGTACGCGTTGCGTCGCTTGCGTCGCTAAACGTCGCTTGAGAAGTGTTGTATGGCGACAAGAGGCGGGTATGTCGGTTCTCGAAACCGACTTTCCCATCCTTTTCCTCTTTGATGAACCCGCCTTCGGTTTCTTCCACGATTCTCATTGCGTCGAGAGTTTTCGGACCGTCGACCCAGAACCGCGTCATCGTTGTCTTGCCCGTATCGAGATTCCTGTCATCTGCGGGCCAGCCGACATCGTCAAGAATCGCCCCAAGTGCTTGGTCGGTTCTCTGGTCAATCTGTGTCGCAAGTGACGGGCGAAAATCGTTCAGATAGCCGAGAGTCCCGTAGGCTGTGAGAGTACAGGTCTTGAGTCCGTGAGCGGCGGGAGTCGGCGTAATTCTTTCAAGCTTACCGACGAACTGCGGGTCTGTTCCGAAAGCAATCGGGAACTCGTAGGGAAACGTCCCCCCTCCTGCGTTTAATCTTACAGAACGGCCCGGAAGTATATTGCCCGTCAGAACACTGGAAGTATTTGATGGAGAATACTTGCCGTCATTGTTCTTCAATCGGGCTGTTAACTTGCCCGCTGTTGAGCGACCACTTAGCTGGGAGGCGTAATCTCTCCCGCGTTGCCAAGAGACTTCGAGAACGTCGTCAGTTATCTCGTCATAACTGTCGTCATAATCGCCGTCGTTGTTCCAGTCAACAAGAACGCGTATATCAGCGGGTTCAGTCGGCATCTACTTTGACTAGTTCCGCAACATCTCCAGTCCCGTTACTCGAACCTTTCAACTCTGCAATCTTTGCCTCAAGTTCGGTTCTCTGGCGTTCTGCCATGATGCGCCTGATTTGTTCTGCGGCAAGCGGATTCTGTGCAAGTAACATCTGCAAATCAGCGTCCGTGATT